TCATGAACGCTGCGATCGCGCCGCGCGTCCGGCCGCCGATCAGGCCATCGACCTCGCCTACTTCGTGGTAGCCGAGCGCGACAAGATCGACCTGCACCCGCTTCACGTCGGCGCTGAAATCGGCCTTGGGCGGGACGACGTTCTTGGCAGCGGTGTTCGGGAGTTCGTTGGCGAACACCCGGCGCTGGGCTTCGATCCAGTCAGTGTCCGGCGCGGGATACGGCTTGCCGGCCTCGTGCCACGCCTGAGCCTTCAGGAAGGCGATGCCGGACGGCGACCGCCAGAACGTATCGTTCATGACGGTGTTACGGGTCATGCCCGGCACGCGCTTGAGCACGAAGGCGATGTAGCTCTCGACGTTGTTGCCGCCCGACCAGATCGCGATGGCGTCGGCAAACCTCTTGTTCCGGTAGTTCTTCGAGGTTCGCCACAGATCGAGCTGGGCGCAGATCCCCAACACATAGCTCGGGAAAACCGCGATGTTGTTTCCCTGCCCCTTGCCGTCGTTCAGCGTGACAGGCTTTGGCGATGCGCCCCACTTGATCGCGAGAGCGCTACCCCACATGGCACCGGGATTCTTGTATCGGATGGAAGCTGGTTCACGATTCGCCATAAGTTCTCTCTCCCGAAAGATGGGTTTGGCAGGTTCAGGTTTGGGGGATGCGGCTTCTACGCGCCGCGATGACTCAAGGGCCTATGCACCGCCATTGGTCATAGGTTCTCGTCCTCTGGATGGGAGGTTGGTTGAGTTCGACTTTTGACGGGTTTACTCAGGGTTGCATTTGCCGGATATTTTTACCGGCTGGCACCGTGAAATGTGTCGGCTAGGCAGTGGGGCCGGGGAACAGCGAACTCCGCGCCCTTACTGCCGCTTTACCGAAATCGAAACAGATGCTTATAGTTGCGTGTCCGTGACGGCTTGAAATCCGGCGCAGACACGTCCAGGCAGAGGCGTTCCCGCTATATGGTCGGGTGGCCCCACGAATAGCCGCTAGTAGCAACGCCAGGTCGCTCCTGCGCGCGGCGGTAATACTGGGGGTCAGCACCTCTGCTGCTGAATTTCAACCACCCGGCCACCAGCCGGGCAGCGCAGAGGGCTGCCAAGAATGGAACTCAATAGGCGGGTTATTTTAACACTCGCTGGCGCATGTACCGCCGCCACTGTGGGCGCCGGGTTTTTCATTTCAACCCGGCCGCTGGCGCTTTCCCAATTCAAGACAGCCCTCGCAACGAAGGATCACGCCGACCTTCTTGTGATTGGCGATAGCACAGGTGTCACAAAAGATCGTCTGATTTATCGTTTCGGCGTCTATGTTGCCGCCTCCTACCCGGACCGAAAGACGCGTTTCCATTGGTACGATCGTGACCTCGACGATTTCGGAAGCGTCACTGAGCTTGGAGCCGGTTTGAAAACAATTGATATTTACAACGCATCTCGCACAGGCTTTCGCTTCCTCGACTGGATCGGTCCGCGATTTGTCAAAATCTCCTCAATCGAACCGGATCTAGTCATCATCAACGTCGGCCTGAACAGTGCCTACATGAAGGATCAGGGCAAGGCACTGTCGGAGTTCATGTCTGGGCTCTCTACCGTGAGGACACGCTGGCCTCATGTGCCGATACTCATGAATCTCCAGCAGCCGATGCGCGACGACGATTCAATGGCATTAATTGTTGCAGCACAACAGGAAGCCGCGCGCCAGTTCGACGAAATCACCCTGATCGATAGCTATACTCCGATCTTAAAAGCCGGAAAGCCGAAGGCCTGGTACGCCGACGATACTCACCTGAACGCATTGGGCGATTCAAAACAGTTAATCGTCTGGCTGCGCCACTGGGATCACGCCTAATGTCCCCCGCTAAGGCAGTTTCTGGCGATATACCAAGCCTAACGAAGCTACTGAAGGGACGCGGCGAAAATATCGATCTATCCATAGTAATTGCACTTTACAACGAAGCGGAAGTGATCGTTGAACTGTTCTCCGCACTTACAAGCGTCGCCACCTATCTACAATCGATCGGAGCTTGCGTAGAAGTCATTCTTATCGACGATCATTCCACAGATGATACCCATTCGCGACTATCCGAACTTGTCTCCGCGTCCCAGCTAAATGTTTCTTTGGTTCGGCTCGGCAACAATTCCGGACAGGTAGTTGCACTTTCGGTCGGCATAAGCGTCGCTAGAGGCAGGTATGTTTTCGTGACCGATGGCGACCTTCAGTTTCCTCTAGACCGATGCCCCGACTTCTATAAAGAAGCAAGCTCAGGCGTTGATCTTGTTTGTGCCGTCCGAACAGCAAACAAAGTAAACTGGCAGAGGCGCACTCTATCCTGGTTCTTCGCCCGGTTATTGCGCACCATCCTGGGATTCCGCTTGTCCGAGGTTGGCTGCAACTACCGCGTGGTTGCCCGACCTGTTCTGGAGGGCTGCAGAGATAGGTACGGCTTCGTTAGATATAGCATCATGCAATTCTCGCAGCGAGCAAAGCGCATTGCTGAGATTCCTATTGAAATCAAGCCGAGAGAAACCGGACACAGCAACTACAATTTTCTCAGACTCTCCCTGTTCTACCTAGACATTGTAATCGATTCGAACCGTATAGGTGTGAATGGGTTTGTTTGGTCACTACTTGCCTTCCTAGCGTTCGTTGTTCTCTACCTCGCTTCTAAGTTATCACCAGCCATAAGCAGCTCATATTTGACTGCACCTGCGCTGCTGGGCCTGCTTATGGTTATTTGCAACATGCTCTTTCTGAATATCCACGCCGCCCGCCGGTTTAACGAATATCAGATGGGCTATGGCATCCCCTTTATAGAAAGCGTGGTCGGATCCGCGCACGAAGCCGCACTTGCAGGCAAAGAAGTTGTCCATGGCTAAGGTCGGCCACGGACTCTTAGATAGCGCAGCATTCTTGATTTTTGTGTGCGCAACCTTCGTTATCTGCCTATTCATTGGCCTCCAGAACGTAACTCAATATGCGCAAGAGTATCGACTAAGTCGACAAAGCTCACATCTCGAAGCAAGTCTTGCTATCGCGGAGGGTATCGTCAAATGCCACTCCTATCCGGTTAGGCCGCGCGCTGCTCCAACCTTTACAGTGGCCAATGTCGACAACACCGAAAGGTTTGCAGATGCTGCGCATTGGGACTGCTCAAAAGCGCGACCTGACGTAGCAGTTGACATGGGTTATTCATTGCTGTTGGCGCTGCCGCTTGCGGTGGGCACCGACACCCCGCTGGAACTTGCAAAACTGATGCTTTGCATCAAGATTTTGCTGACTGCCATTGTAGCATTATTTCTTTTTTTCTCAGGCCTGCAACTCCAGGCATTGGTATTCACGCTCGTGTTGATGCCGAGCGTAGTTATTCTTCAGAAACAGTTCTTTTCGCAAAGCATGCTAATCGTCAACCACAACTATAATTGGGTTGTGTTCGTTTGCTGCCTTGGATTGATTGCGGTAGCCCTGGAGCGTCTCACGTGGGCAACTACTCTACTCTCAGGAGCATCGTTGGGATTCGCATCACTGTTCCGCTTCAATGATTTTCTTTCGCTAGTAATCTGCTTAGCTCTGATCGAATTGATGATCTTCTTGCCTATACGAAAGAAAAACAGAGCACGCTCAAAGACGTTTCTGACCGGCGCGGCCATCTTGATTGCTGGATTCTCCTTAAATGCGCTTCACACCCGTATGATTTCTTGGCGCGGCGCCACCGGAACCGCAAGACACGCAGTTATGCACCCGATAATTCTTGGCTTAGGAGATCCTGAGACGCCCTTCTCAAAGAAGTACGGATTTGCGTGGGGCGCGGACTCTGAGACACTAAAAGTGGCGCAGGCACAGAACCCGGAAATCAAAACTCTGTATACGCCCGCCTTCTCAGAAGCCCTTCTCGAAGTATATCTTCGCGAGTGGCGGCAGAATCCTACGATGATGATAGAAAGCTACTGGATTAAAGCATCTGGGATTCTCGATCACAGAGCGTACCTCTATATCGTACCTGTGCTCGGCGCTATCATTGGCTTGTTGTGGGGTGACACTCTTCTACTCATATTCAGCTTGGCATTCGCAATCAAGATTTTCGAAACCGTGATCATTTTCTCATCGCAGTACGACCCGATGTATCACCAATACGTGCCTGTACTATCTGCTCTAATCATCATCCAGATTGCCGCAGCAAGTATTTTCCGACTTCTGCGCTGGCGGCGCGTCACGCCATCTCAGCAGTTTGTCACGAAACCATTGCAAAAATCATGTGATCCGTAGTACCGAGATCCGTTTCCCTCATGCATGCACGCAATCAATCGCTATTAACTATTCACATGATTCAACAAGCACTGAAATACTCTTTCTCCTCGGCCGTCATAACCATACTCTCTTTCGTTTACTTCGCGGTCCTTCTCAGGTTCGTAAACTACACTATCGCGTATGTTATTACTTTTGCTCTGGGCGTTACATCTCAGTTCTTCGCGCAGAGCCTCTTCGTATTTCGCAAGAAGCTGATCGTATGGAAACTTCCTATCATGTTCTGCATCTATATCGGCCAGGCAATAGCAGTGTACGCCGTGCTGTGGTCTCTGATTAATCTGGCGGATGTCTCGGAGCTTATGTCGTTCGTACTTGCGACGTTCGCGGCTTTCCCAGTTACGTTTCTGTTCAACAAACTGCTAATTGAGAGATAAACGCTCTATCCTCAATGTACTGCGGTGCACGAAAGGGTTCTTCCACTTAGATCGCGATCCGGCCGACTAGATTAGGGCCCCCAAAGCCCGACCTTGGTCGCAACCGAATCGCAGCCTCCTATTTCCAGCGTCCTTTGCCCTCCACCGTAACTTCGTATGAAGCGGAGCCTAGCGATGACGCATACCAAAGCCAGAAGCCCGGCCCCGCCGTCGTGCTGCCCTTACCAAACGGCGCGACGCCCAGCGGCGTGCCGGCCGCGGCCGAGATTGTGACGTGATCAAGTGTAAAGAACGTATCAGCCCATGAGCCAACTGCGAGGTCGCCGCTACGAAATAGCGAACCCCACGCAGTGTTGATGGCCGTAGTCACCGAGATTGTCTTGCGACAAACCATGTCGCCGTTCGGATGTTTGATCGCTACGCCGTTGCCGTTGGTGACGACCGTCCCGAAGTCCTGCTTGAACGCGCGAGCGCTATCGCGCGGCAACGGACCATCGGCCAAGATAATCCGGTCAACATTGAAACTCTCAGACGTTGGCACGCCACTCTGTGCCGCATAGATATCGAGTCTCACGAATGTTGCGGCGTCATCGACCTTGATGGAAATCGGGATGCCGACGAAGCGATTGCCGCTCTGGTTTTCGACAGGCGGCGTCGATGTCGGCGGCGATGCAACGACGCCATCATAAAGTGAGACGCGGCCAAGAGATGTGACCGCATCGTCTGCAACACGAACAAACGCCGTCGCCGTTAGCCAACGACCACGATAGGGCACGATGTTTGCGCTGTCGATCAGCGTCCAACTGACGAAGCCGCCCGCTGATACGCCATCGCCGGTAATCTTCATCCCCTCGCCCTCCGTCTCCCAAGCACCGGAAGATGTATCCTTAGACTTAGTGACGTTGCTCGCGATGCCGGTATTCAGTTCGTCGTAGGTGGACAACACTTTGATGACGCCGCGATTGTAAAGCGAGACGCCTGCGCTGCGCGCCGCGTCCGGTTGATACTGAAAGGCGCGATGGATACACCTCGCCCAAAGCAGCGAGCCCGCCGCATTCGGATGGACGTCATCGTAGTAGAAGTCGGCAATCGGAATGGCGTAATCTTCGAAGTATTCAAAGACGTTAATGAAGCCCACGTTTGCAGCTGAGACGAGATGCTGCCACGCACGCACCTTGTCTCTCATCGCGTCATTGAGCCGCGACGGATTTTGACCGACAACAATGATCGGCGTGAGCGGCAGAAGGCGTCCTATTGTGCCGATGCACGCCGCCTGCATGCCGAGTTGACGTTCAAGCTGATCACCGCCGTTGTGGCCGTAGTTGACGAAGATAAGATCGGCGTCGCGCCCGGCTAGCGTGCCGGGGCGCACCGCGCCGAGCAAGTCGGCACCCAAGGGTCGAAACGCAACGGAACCCGAGATTGCATAATTCCAGACGGTCAGAACAGCCGCACCGGTTCCGGTCTGGATTGCGATCGGGCTGTCATAATTGTCGATATCAACGTTCCAATGCCGGCTTCGGACGGTGTATGCCGGATTATCCGCCGCGAGCAGAACCGCCAATTGGTGCGGCCATCGTTCCGTGCCGAACCCCGTACTGTCGCTGACTACAAGGATATCAACATCCAATCCCCGCCGCAGACGATCCATGACCTGCTGCGTCTGCGCCGCCGCAGCCGATGTCGACGTGTCGATGATTTCCCACCAGGTTCCATTGATGTCCTGGAATGCGAGCGGCCCTGTTGAAGTGCCTGGCTGATACCAAACCGGCGCGATCGGCTGATCGTCGCTATAGCGAAGGATCAAGATCGCGGACAACTCCGAGCTGATACTACTCGCCATTGCCTGCGCTCGGGTCTTGAACACCTGCGCGTCCCCGATCGGACCTTGCGGCCCGAGAAGGTTTTTCGGGGCCGGTCCAATCTGGTTGCCATCGTCGTCGACGAACGACAAATAATAATCGCTGGTCCACCTCGGAATCGGAGGTCGTCCGATCGGGCCTCGCGGGCCGCGTGCAATCGTTCGTATCAAAGTTTGGTCGTTCACTGGTATCTCCTTGGGCTAGGCGTACTGGCCGGTTGTCGCCGTGCCCGCCGAGTTTCCGGGAAAATAGTTCGCGCCGCCGCCTGCCGTGTTGATCACGCCGCCTAGCGACGCGTCATATCGTTTGCCTGTGGCCGATCCTGTGAACGTGTTGCCGGCGGCTAATAGCAGCGCAGGACTATCGACGAGGGCGAAAGCTGAACTGAATGCGGGCGTCCCGGTGAGAGTGAATGACCGACTGGAAATGTTGAGGTATCCACCAGCCGTCACATTGATGTGGGTCGGAGCCCCACCACTGATCGTGCATGGCCCCACCATCTGTGCGACAGCGCCGCTCGCCACATAGACGTGCGAATAGACGGTCGATCCGAAATCGATGTTCTGATAATTCAGGCTGGCACCGCGCGAAAGCTGGATACCCTCTCCGCTGGTCGTGGTCTGTAGCTTGAATCCATTCACTGTAATGAGGCGGTGCCCGCTTCCGGTGAGACATGCACCCGAGGTCGCGCTAACCACAACATTGGAAGGTGTCGTCGCATCGCCAACGAGATTGATTGGGCCGATACCGACATACTCTCGCAATGCGAGCCTTTCAGCGTAGGTCCCGGCACGCACCTGAATCGTTACGCTATAGATTGATAGATCCAGCGCGAACACAGTATCAAGCGCCTTCTGGATAGTCAGAAATGCTCCACCTGCTGTATCGGCCAGACCATCGTTGGAGTCGGCGCCGTCCTTGCGAACATAGTACGTCCGATTCGACGTAAGCAATTCGCGCCCAGGATGGACGTGATCGGCGCGCGCATAGCTTTTGGACGTGCCAATCGCACCGGCAGGTTTAGCCACTGCCGGCATGGACGATGACGCCTGCCCAAGTACGAACGCGGTCGTTGCGATCTGCGTTGTGTTGGTGTCCCGGGGTGCAGTAACCGACTTCGGCACGCCCGTAAATTCAGGGGAATCGAAGCTCACATGCTCCGCGATCTGGTTGATAATCTCGGCTTTGACAAATGCCGTGGTCGCCAACAGGTTGGAATCATTGCCGAGCGCCTGCGTGGTCGCCTCAGCGTTTGTCAGTTCCGCGCCGTCCAACGGCGCCTTCGCCGCAATCAGATCGTAGAGCTTTTTAAGTGTATCACCGTCAGCCGGCGCACCGCCAATCAAGGCGTCGATATCGTCCTGGGTAATGCCGCCTTCAGGGCCAACCGGCCCTTTGGCAAAGGCAACGATATTGTCTGTTTTGGTCGGGTACATCAGCGCGTCACCCCTTGATTAACCTGAATACTGCCGCGAACGACGAGTGTCGCGTCCCCTTCATGCGTGCCGACGATGTCGTAACAATAGCCGCCCAGCAGATCCTCGATCGCTGACATCGGGGCTGCAAAATCGAGGGTGGAGGTATCGTCACCCCGCACCGTCAAGCCGTCGCCGAGCGTCAACGTCAATTCGGCTTCCGGCTGCAGCGGATCGACCTTCACTTGCATTTCGATCGCGCTATATTGCGACCAGTCGAGCGCCGAGCCGTCGGCAAACTTGATACCGATCGCACCGGCCCAGTCTTCGTTATTGAAGGCGATCCAATCGATTTGCGCCGGCTTCACGATGTCGTCCTCCCAGGGCGGACAGTCAGCGTTCCGCGCCGCCACTCCTTGATGTCATCCGACGTGTTGACCACGCGCATGAAGTAATCCCAGACCCCAACCGGTATCGTCGCCGCGACGCTGGCAGCGGTGACGAAGATATGGGCGGCCCCCTTCTGCGCGTTGTCGACGACAATCTCACCGGTAGCCGTTGATAGCTTGCGGATCAGCGTCGCGTGGTCGAAGCGCGGCCGAACATAAAGCTCGATCGTCTTTCCGGTCAGATCGAGCGGCAAGTTGCCCTCGACCAGCCAGAATGCTTCATTCCATTGCTCATCGACGCGAATAGTGACGTTGCGGGTTTCGCAGATCATGGATCCTCAACCTCAATTGGCGCACTCCAAAGTGACGTGGTTCGGGTGCCAACCGCGCGCATGCGCACCTGATGGACATCGTTGACCGGAACGCCCGTGATGGTTCTTGCCCCGTTGCCAGTCGCATCGGCGAGTTGCCATCCGGTCTCGTCGTCCGGCGGAGGCGATGTTGTGTCGTAACCGCGGTACTGCAAGTCGTAGCCGAAGATGCTATTGTAATCCCACGTGACGTCGATATTGGGAGGCGTGGCGTCATCGTAGACGGCAACAATACCGGTCGGAGGTGGCAAGCCAGCGACGGTCGGCGGGTCGGGAATTTCCGGCAAGTCCTGCAGCTCATCTGCGGTCATGTCGTACATCCCGGCCGCGACCGACTGCAATTTGATCGGATAGGTAAAGTCGGTGAGGTTGAGGCCGTAACCGGTCACCTCGAATATCTGATCGATGCCGAGCTCTTCGTGAACCAGGCGCACGACACGCTCGCCGAAACTGCGCAGCCCGCCGAGATTGCAAACGCCGGTCACCGTCCACTCTGGCGACAACTGGTGCAGCCTGATCTTGGCGAGCCGCTGCGCCTGATATTCACTTGGGCAGTACTGGAGCGGCATATCCTCGATCTCCGCCGCAGCTGCTGGATCGACGTCAGGCAGAGAGACCTGCGGCACCGGCTGCTCCTGCCAGTTCTGCGATTCCAGGACACAGCGGGGCTGGATGGTGCCGACGCGATCGAGCGGATCGCCGAACGGTTCGATGCGGATCGAGATGAAATCGTCGTCCGTCAGCGTAACAGTCGGCGTTCGCGAGATGCCGACATAGAGATACGCCTTGCCGTCAGGACCTTCGATCAGCCGCCCGTCGCAGGTTTCCAACATCGCTTTGACGACGCTGCTGCGATCCTGCGAAGTCGTGTATCGTCCCCAGATGCGATAGCGCTTTTCGACGCCGCGTGTCGTGAACACCATTTCATCGCAATCGTCCGCCGCCTGCTTAAACGAGGCGATGTCGATATCGTCCGGATCAAGGCCCCAACCATCAATGTCAACGAGATAGCGCAGGATCACGCATGCGGCATTGTCAGTCCACGTCCACGTCTGCGGATCAGCTAAATCATGCGCTGGATTACGCGGGTCGGGACAGTCCACCATCTTGCCGACAACGGCCGTTTCCGGCGCGCCGTTCGGATATTTCTCCATGAACTTCTTTTGGTCGACTTGCTGATAGCGCGAGACGATCCAAGGAAGCCCCGCCAGACGATAATCGTCAGGCCAGGCCAGTTCGTTGAAGCCGTTCTTAAGCAGCTCCGAGATACCCTGGTCCAGCGTTCCAAGGCGCGCCTCGACAACGACATTGTCGGTCCAAGGCCCGTTTGTTGACGTTGCGACCGTTTCGAGCGCTCCCGTGTAGGACATCAACGTGTCGTTCAACCAGACTTGCTCGATCTCAGTGATGCGGTCGCAGGTGATGATCTTTCCGACAAAGAAAAATTCGGATGGGCTCTCGTACCAGAACAGGCACCCGGCCGACTTGGTGCGCCCGACGTCGATAAAGCGCGCCGGCAACGCCTGCTTGATGGTGCTGTCCGATTTTTGGACCGGCTGCGATTTAAACAGGCCAGCGAGGTAATTGACGCCGATGCTGATGCCTATCGAAAACGCGGCCTTCCCGAGAAAGCTGGCGCCGATTGTCGCGAAGATTGATGTTCCCGCGCTCAGGCCTGCCGCACTGACAAACGAGCCGGTGACGATGGCGTCGATTGATGCCGCGCCAACGGCCGCCTCGGCTACGGGTGCTAGCAAAAGGGCTTCAGGCACGGTTCAAACTCCACGCGCGTTCGGCGCGGCCCTTCGCGATCAGCAGGCCCTTCGGCGCCAGGGCTGCCCATCCGTTCCGCGCGCGGATGGCTAGTGTTTGCTGCGGCCTGCCATTTTGCGGGATCGTCATCACGATTCCGATGTCGCCCAATTGAACGGCCGCAGGATCGACTTCGGCGAAGCCTGCCTGTCGCATCCGCGCCGCGGTGCAGCCCGCCAGATCGTCGAAACCGGCCCGCCTGATCGCTCGTGCGGCGCTATGCGGCGAATTGCACGAGCCGCGGAAATCCGCTCCGACATCCATGCCCGTCGCGCGCAGCACCCAATCCGCCGCGAAGACGTGACAGTTGCGCCACCGCCAATCGAAGGTGGTGCCAGCCGCCTCGCGCAGATAGGTCGCTAGGAGATCGGCTATTTCGGCCATGTCACCGTGCGGTTTTGCAGTGATGGAAGATATTCGAGGCCCTTCGCGTTCGGACCGTGGCGACGCTGTTGCTCGACCGTGTTCAGATACGTCGCCGGCGGCCGGCCGCGGGCCGCGAAAATGGATTCGCATTCGAGGGTGATCGTCCAGGTGGAAACGCCCGTCGCCTCGAACGGCATCCCGCGCATTCGACCGGTACGAACGAGGAAGGGCTCATCTACTGGCTGAAGGTCTTCGTCGAGCGTCTGAACGTAGACGCGCAGACGGCGCCCCAGCACATCGGAAGCGCCCTCCTTGACCTTCTGCAGAAACTCCTCGCTGACACCTGCCAGCGAGATCGAGAACTGTTCGGCCGCGCCGTTGATTGAATACTGTCCGAGATCCAACGAAAGGATGGTGTCGACACCGGTCCAGGTATACCCGCCCGCGACGAGATCGCCCTTGCCGACCCAATAGCGCTTCCGTCCAGAAACAAAGTCGAAATCAAGAAGCGCAGCGGCACGGATGACTTTGTCCGCGAGCTGCATCTGCAGGGCGTTCGGCAGCCAGATTCCCATCGATCATGCCTCGACGAACTCGAATGACGGCGAGGCGAATTTCCACATATCGAGCCCCGCCCGCCCCTGATCGTCCGAGGCCAGGCGCATTTCGCAGACCGGGGACGTGAAATTCACCACGGCGCCGGCCGAGACCGCCTCGCGTAGACCAGGACGGATGTTGCAGGTCACGACGCTGCCGGCGACGTTGGTAACGGCGCGGATCCGGTAGGCGCGATTGCCGATCGAGAAATGCATGCCCGGCTCCGGAATGGAGCCCTTCATTATGTTGATGTCGATCAACGCCGCGCGCGCCGCGACGGCCGTCTGCACCTTGGCTGAGATCAAGCCGTCAACCAGGCCAAACGGATCGGCAAACTGCGTCCCGTCGAGCGACGGATCGCGCGCGAAGGTCGGATCGAGCCGCCGACCGTACTGGTCGTATGCCCATGGCGCCCGCGCCCGATCGAACAGCGGCACCAGGACGGTGCCGGCGCGACCATCCAGCCCGACCAGCAATGCTCGCCAAGCCAACACCTGCTCGCGTCGACGGATCGCAACACGTTCCAGCGTCGCACGCCAGATGCCGAAGTCGCGAGACGCGATCTGCTCCCTACCGGACAATGACACGCCGCCAGAGATCGTCCGTGCGTCATAGTGGATGTCCACGGTCGGCGGCACCAGCAACTTCGGCCATTCCAGGGCAGTCACTGACGCCGCCTCTGGTTCTCATTGTAAGCCGCTACAGCGCGCCGCTCGATGCTGGCGTTTGTTGCGGCAAGGGCGGCAGTCAGGCGGCTCACGGCGGCACTATCGGCGCCGGTCGCGTCAATCTGGTATACCGGAGCGAAGGTGAACCCGCTGCGCTGACTCACGTTCCGCACGGTCGGAATAGAGGGAGCATTATAAGCAGGCAAAACCGGACCGCCTTCCGCGTATCCGCGCTGCCCCTTGCGCATCGCCTCCACCGCAGCAACACCGCCCGCCCGCGCGACATCTTTCTGCGACCAGACCACCTCGCCTTTATGGACCACACCTGCCGGCACATTCTTGCCGCCCGGACCGGTGTAGCCACCCTCGTCGAATCCGAACAATTTTCCGATCAGGCCGCCAGGGCCACTGCCGGGTGGCTTGAACAGCAGGTCGAATGCGTAGTTCGCCGCAACGTTGGACAGACGTTTCAGTACATCGGAAAGTGCATCGGAGAACGACTTCGCACCGGTGATCGCATCGGCAAAGCCGCTTTTGAACGTCTCGTAGACATCTGATGCAACCTGCTCGAGACGCTGATGCTTCTCTCGCACGATTTCAAGAGCGGCAGCCTGTTTGCCGTATTCCGCGGAGACTTGGGCAATTGTATCCTTCTGCACCTGCGTGAGTTGGACGTCGCGCCACTTTTCATCGCCATTGCGGCGCGCCTCTTCGCGAAGCTGCTTCAGCGCTTGCTGCTCCAGATCGAGCGACATGCGCCGCGCCTCCTGCTGCTCTGTCGATAGACCAACGATGCGCTGCTCCTCCACCAGTGCCGCCGTCCGATCGCGGATAGACTGGATATCCTGCTGGAAACGCGAATCTGCGGTACGCGGCAGCTTCTTTCCTTCCTTCGAACGGCGTTCGTCGCCCTCGACATTGAGCTTGGCGACCTGCTTCGCCTGCGCGTCAGTCAACTCGACACCCTTACCGGCAGCGTCTTTCTTGACCTTGGCGATTTCCTCCTCGAGTTGAAGCTGATCCTTCGTCAGCTTGCTGCGACGTCCAGCATCGGCAATATAGTCCTTGGCAGCCTTCTCGATTTTTCGGCGGGTCTCTTCATACTTCGCCTCGTCGGCGAACGGCGCGAACTGCTTCTCGAGCTGGTTCAGCTTGAGTTGCTTGGCGAGCTTGTCGAATTTGCCGGCTGCCGTATCAATGCCGCCGAGCAGTGCATTGAGGTCGGCCGCGATCTTCGCGAACGCGTTCAGCCGGCCCAATTCTTCGATTGCAGCCTTCAGGCTGCTGACGGGTGCCTGCCCTTTTGCGACCTCGCCTATCAGTTTCTGGATCTTGGCGAGTTGCGCCTCGCCGGCAGCATCTGACCCTTTCCAGATATCAATGAACGACTGCACCGCCTGCTGCGCCGGCACAAGGGCCGTCGCCAGCTCGGCCGCGGCCTTCTTGTACGCGCCAGCGAAGCCAGCATCGGATGACCCGCCCTCGCCGACCGATTTGACGGCGGGCGCCGCTGCCTTCGCGGCGCTCTCAACCTGCTTGAGGGCGGCCGCATATTCCTTGGAGCCGACCGTCGCATCCTGAGTCCGGCTGTAATACAGCGCCAGCGCCGTTGCCACGGTGCCGCCGATCAGCAGGCCGAGCGGACCGGCGGCCGCACCGATACCGCCGATCGCCGTCGCGATGCTGGCGGTGCGCAGCGCCGCAACGAAGGCGGTGACGGCATTGGTGGCGATGCCGAGCTTCGCGATCATGCCGGCAATGGACCGACCGACCAGCGCGCCGGCAATGATACTGGCGACCTTCAGCGTGACGTCGGCGACGCGATCGAAATTGTCGGCGAGAGCGTTCAGCCCGGCCGTTAGCCGACCGCTGGCGCCGAGGCCTTCATCGGATTGACCGATGTATTGCGTGAAGGCGTTGTTGACGCGGGTGACCGCATCCTCGATCGTCTGGGCGGTCGCACCGAATGCCCGATCAATGTTCCCCTTGGCTGCCAGGATGGCCTTGAACACCTTGTCGCTGGTGAGTTTGCCTTCCTCCCCCAGCTTTTTCAGGCCTGCGACCGTCACTCCGAAATAGTCGGCGATGGCCTGCGCCAACAGCGGCGCATTCTCGCGCACGGACCGCAGCTCATCGCCCTGCAACACACCCGAGCCGAGACCCTGCGACAACTGCAGGATACCGGCCGCCATTTCCGATGCACCAGCGCCGCCGGCCTTGAAGGCCTTGTTCACGATCTCCGTCGCCTTGGCGACGTCAGCCTCGGATTCGGCCACGCCCGCCGTGGAACGCAGGATCCGGGCATACAATTCCGCCGTTTCTGAGAAGCCGGCGCGCGTATCCTGGGCGATCTGGTTGATCCCCTCGAGAGAACGGCCGGAGCGACCGGCGACCTGCCCAGCAGCAGCCACGAGGTTGCCGGCGCGCGTCCACGCGTCCGCATAGGACATGATTTCGCGCGTGCCGATGGCGGCGCCGATGCCGGCGAGCGGCGCAACAAGGCTCTGCGCCATGCCGCGGCCGATGCCGTCGAGGTTCTTGTTGGCCTGACGCCAACGCGCCTCGATGGCGCGCGCCTGCTTGTTCGTCACACCCATGGCGTCCTGCATTCCGCGCTGATATTGCTTGATATCAGCGGAAAGCTGCACGACGAGCTTTTCAAGGTCAGTCGCCATTGTTCAACCAATCCCAGAGATTGTCGGCCTCTTGCGCAGATAGAGAATTTTCGTCGTCCGCGCAGTGCGCCTCCGCCCATCCGTCAGCGGCCGCCATGAATTTCCACAGCGAGGAAGCTGCCACTCGATCCGGCGACCACCCCATCGCAGCGCCTAGTCCGTAGACGGCGGCAAATCTGAACTTTCCGTTCGGGAGATCGTCGAGTTGATCTCTTCCGGATTTGCCGCCGCGCCTTTTTTTCCGACTTGCTCATCCGGCGCGCCGACGATGCCCGCACTGAGGATGGCCTGCGCGAACATGAGATTTTCCGCCGGCGGCCGCTTCTCGACGTATTCCCTCACCTTTTTCAACGCATCCACCGGCGCCATCCCGCCACCGATCAGGCCGAGCCGAATGACGTTGCTGATATCCCCGACGCGCCACGAATTATCAACCAGACGGTTGAGAACGACATAAGGCCCGGCGTCGCAGGCTTCCTGCAACTTCTCCAACTCGCCCCACGCCAGGCGGAAAGCAAATGTGCCATCCGCCCAATCCAGTTCGATCGAAGCGTCCCTGCTCATTACGAGGCCGGGGTGGTGACGCGAACCATCTCGCCGTCGCTTTGCATCGAGACGTTGTTGGTGACGCGCCGGCCATTCGGCGCACCAAGCTCGAGGGATTCCACATGCATTCGCCCGGTGTAGGTGATCGTCTTCGCCGGGAACTCGATTTCAATTTTCACCGGCACCGAATCCACATCATGCCAAGCATCGAGCCAAGTATCGGACGATTCCGCCGCGAGTACACCCTCGCCGCTGATCGACATGGAAAGTGACGTCGCATCGCGCCCGACCCAATCGATTTTGTCCGGATCGTCGCAGTCCGGAATGTTCACCTCCTCAAGCCCCTTGGTGAGGGTCATAGACCTCGAAGTGAAGCCGCACGGCGCGGCGTAAACGATGGGGTTCGCATCGTTACCGATGAGCACGCGGAATTTTCCGCCCTTGATGGTGGTCGGTTGAGCCATGATGGCCTCCTGATATCGGCCGCTCGGCGGCCATCTGCTTTGATGCGTCGAGAACTAAGGAACCTCGACCAGCGCCATGAACTGCACGACTCCGTGGTTTGTCACGCCATCGGGGTCGCGCATAATTTGAGTGAGGCGGTGCGTCAGCGTCACCAACGCATTGCTCGACAAACTGAGTTCAGCGTCATGCAGCGCCCGCCGAACCAGATCAGCAATCTTCCGACACTGGACTGAGCTATACGCTTCGCCGGAACCTGATGACCACACATCGAATTGTAGCGTTACCTCGAGCCCGTCGATGCAATCGTAATAATCCGATGTTGCGCTCGTTGGGCCGAGGCTGATGTACGGGAATGGCACATCAGGCACAGGTCCGCTCGCAGTCTGCTTTTCCGGCACCCGATCATAGATCCGCTGCGCGACGAAGGCGGTGATCGGCGCCGTCACCTTCAACCTGTTCATCGCGGCGAGAGCTAGTTCAAACGTCGGGTCCATTATGACGTCGCAACCATCTTGCCGGCCTTGCGGGTCGCTGACCTAATGCTGCGAACAGCCTTCTTCTTGTTGGCGCGGTAGCTGACGTAAAAGTACGGCTGCGCGCGCATCTTCGTCGTTCCGAACTCCACCCAGCGCGCATAGTAGGCGTCGTCAATCCCACGCTTCTTATCGCGCGAGCCGGCATAGATCGTGATTGTCAGATCGCTGCCGAGTTTCCCTTTGACCACCGCAACAATCATCGCGCCGGCGGGCGCGTCGCGGCCCCAGGTCCATCCGATCGAATCCCGGAGGGCGCCGGCACGCCGTCGCGCATCCGGCTCTTTGAGAACCGGAACCAGCGACCTCATCATCGCCACGATCTCGTCGGCCGCGGCGGCCATCGCAGCCTTGATCTGCGCCTTTGCCACTTCGGGCATTCGTCGCAGTTTTGCCTCGAGCTTCGCTCGCCCCAAGATCGTGACGGTGCGCGCCATGCTAAGAAGGCTCACCTTCCGTTACGAGCAAATCGACCCACTGCCCTTTGCCGTCCGGGTCCACCGGCGCGGCGTTGATATCGAAGAACCGGTGGGCATTCCGTGTATCGACCAGTCGCCAGGCCGTGGTCACATCCTTCATCGGCGCGCAGTCCCTCACGGTAACGATCCACGGCTGACGACCCTGCAGGCGCGCCTGCATTACAGTTTCCGTGCCCTTGAGCGGCCGCATCGCCGCATCCAGCGTGAACACAGTCGCAAAATCACCGGCTCCGGGAATAACGTTGCCGAATCCATCGTCGCCGTCTGCTCGTCGCTGAAAGTGCAGCCGGTGCCGCAGCGCGCCGTGGCGATAATTACTGTGGACCATTGATCATGCCATAGACGGATCGCGCAGCCGCCAGAGCAGTGCCGCGATCGGGTTCTTCGGATCGGGTCCGGTCTTGCCGGAGAGCCCCGTCAGCATCGCCAGCGATTCCTCCGTATCATCCAGCAGGCATCGCACCGCGATGATGATGGCGGCGGTCACGCGGGGCGGGACGGTTTCTGCGGTCCAAGCCGGATCGGGCTTCGGCTGGACAAAGTCCAGAACAATGTCCGTCGCCTGCGAAATCTTCAGCGCGATGTCGTCGAGCCGCGACGTGTCGCCGTCGCCAGAGGATGAGCCCCCGACATCGGCGGCCAGCCCGAGTTTCAGCGCCTTGTCGACCTGATCGACGGTAACGAGGCAAACCATTACTTGGCGTCCTTACCGTTCTGACCCTTCTTCACGGCCAGGCGCCAGCCGCTGTCCGGCGCATCGGGTTTAGTAAAGGTGTCGCGCTGGGCGATCCAGAAGCTGCCGCCCCATGTCACGCCGGAGCCTTTGAGGAACGTCACGCCTTCGCGGTAGACGCCACGGTCAATCACCACGGGCAGAACGAAGTCCTTCACGACGTCATCGCGGGCGAATCGCAGCACCATGCCGCGATCATCCTCGATCAAATCGAGATCGTCGAAACCGAGGCCATCGCGACCATCCCTTGGCCTCGGGATCGCGTCGACCAGTTCCTTGATTCTTGCTTCAAAGGCTGCGATATCCGCGTCCCTACCGACGACGGGACCGAGATTCTTCGTCGATCCATCCGTCAACGTCAGGATCAGCGCGCCATCACGGTCGATAATCGCCCCCGCCACGCCAACGCCATCTTTCGGGGACGGAAGCGCGGAAACCGCCTTGGCGACCGCCTCCTCGATCATGGGCCGGACGTCATCCAGCGTGACGCTCTTTCCGTTCTCCGGGACCGGGATCGCTGCAAGCGCCGGCCCGACGATCTCCGCGACCATCATCCGGATCTGCTCCGGGTCCACTGGATCGGCATCCTTGCCATCGCGCGGCATCGGCAGCGCGGCGAGCTTCTGGTCGACGCCATCCATCCACGCTTGGATCTGCGCTGCATCCTGATCGCGAGCATCCGAAACCGCCTGCTCCACCATTCCGGCGATATCCGGCAATTCCGCCGCGGGCTGGATAGCCTCAACCAAGCCGCGCAACTCTTTCAGTTCGGCGGAAACATCATCGCGGACGCGAGCAGCAATCGCCTCTTCGTCAGCATCCTTGCCGTTCTGCGGGACCGGAAAGGCGTCAATCCGCTTTTCCAACGCTGCAATCGCCGCGCGGAGCGGATCAACCAGCGCTGCAACGTGGACCTTCACGACGGCCGCAGTCGCTTCCGCGATTGCCTTGGTGTCAAGCGGCATTCAGGGCCTCTCGGAGGTCTTTCTCGAACAACGCCTGAAAGGCGCGTGCCTGCTCTGGATCAGGCTCAGTCGTTGCCGGTTCTGGCGCCGGCGTAACGATCGGTTGAGCATCGCGGCGCGACAGCCATTCGAGGCTATGATCCTGCTCTTGCATGTAGACGGTATCGCCGCCGGCAACCGGGGGCGCGTTGAGGCGCTTCCGCTGCTCGTTCGGCGTCAGTTTGCCCTTGGCCTTCTCGAGCACGTCCATCTGAGTTGCGCTGTCCATACGGAGCAGGCCGTCGAGATCAAATTCAGTACCCAAACTCTCACCGATCCCAAGCCCCTCATCGAGGCAAAGCTCGATGGCTTCGATCAGGCTCTGCAAGCACTGCGAATAATATTCGACGTTGAGCGACTGGATATTGTTGTAGCTTGGCAACTGGCCGACGCTGATCTTGTATGGCGGAACGTGGAAGGTGCTGCACACGACTTCCGCGGTCCATTTCAACTGCTCGATCAACTGCGATTCAACCGAAGTCATCGACATGCGCTCGTACTTGAGCCCATCGCCGAGCACTGCGACTTTTTTGCTGTTGTCGCCGGTGTAGTTCGTCTCCCAGTGTTCCTTGAGACGCTTCGCCGTATCGTCGGAGATCGCGCCAGGCGCCGTCAGGATACCCGGTGCAGTCGCCCCGCCCTCAAAGAACCGCGCTGAATTCTGCTGGATATAAAGGCCCTGCATCGCCGACAAGCCGCAGGCAACTATCGGCGAAGTCCCGATCAACGGGTGAAAGATGCAGTTATACCGGTCATGGATAATCTCGCGTGCCGGCACGACGACCTGTTCGGTGACGCCAGACAGCGCGTCCGCGCTCAACTCATAGAAAACGTCACCGGAATCCGAAACTAGCGGCCGGACTAGGTTCGGATCAAGAACGTACATCGACGTCACGACGCCGCGATTGTCCCGCCCCTTAAGGATATAGGCGTTGCCGCGCGACAGCTTCGACAGTACCCAGCTTTCGTAGAACTGAATGCGATTCTGCACCTTGTTCGGCTTTCGCAAGACCGGCGAATAGGCTGGGTTTGTGACCTCCGTCCAGATGTCGTTTCTATCCCTCGCCACCAGCTTCACGCGCAGCTTCGCGATATCCGACGCGATCAGCGTCATGCAGGCATAGACCGCGTGATAGACCGCGACGGAATCGTGCTTCACAGTCACGTTTCGCTGCCACGCGCCAGAGAACGACTCCCCGATAATCGGCCACCATCCGCCGCGACCGGAAGGGACGCCGGAGAGCGTCTTTTCCTTCCGCGCCCGCGTGATTTCCAAACCAAAGATGCGCATTCAGCTATTCCTTGGCGCGGCGGCGACGCTTGCGGCCGGCCGCAATCGTCTGCGCCAGCCCCGCCGGCGGTGTCGGAAAGTCGGTCAACTCAGCGCGACCGAGCGCAATTGCCCGCTCACCGCATTCGCGCTTCACCAGCCGCACATCGCCGGCGCGATATCCGATCGTCGTCTGCGGCGTCGGTTTGTAGTCGAAATCAGCGAGGAACCGCACGCGCATCCCGACGTCACGCGGCATTCGCAACTTCCGACCGGCCGCAGAACACGAAATCTTCAAACCCATGCATCCGCGCGAGGCGCAGCGCGTGAGCATCGTCATTGGCGATTGCCAGCACCGGCGCCGGCCAATGCTCGGCGGCTTCCGGCGATGCAATCACCGCATCGAAAGGGCCGGACGCCATCGCGCGCTCGACGTCGCGCCAGATCGACGGCCCATAGCCCAGGATCAGCGCGCGGCCCGACGGCTCGCGGCGATAATGGCGGCGGACCCAGTCGTCGATTCCAAGATCGATCACGTCCCACGGCTTCGGATTGCCAGGAAAGAACATGATCCGCTTTTCCGGAGCCTGCCCGTTGTACTGGCTACCCCACCAGATCACGCCGTCCTCGACGCCCCATGTCGCCTCGCCCCAGCCGAGAACATGAGAAATCCACGCCTGGTCGGAGCCGATATACTTCTGGCCGGCTTCCGCCGCGCCTTCCGGCGTGAACGTGGTGTAGACCTGCGACCGCGCCCCGGCGGTCATCATCAACATGCTCCCGTTGTAAGGCCGGTTGGCGTGTCCGCCGCGATACATCACGAAGTCGTCCGGTCGGGCGAACAGCGGATCCAGCGATCCAGCAATCACGCAATCCATATCCATCGAAACGAACCGCTCGCCGAAGATCGACGCAGCATCCGGCCGAAACATCGCAATGCGACGGAGACATTGAGGTAACCCGCGATCCTCGCCCCACGTTGGAATGCGGACATTCTCGAAATCCCGTGGCGGCGCGATGACGTCGATGCCCGGCAATTCGTCGACCAGATCGGTAACCACCGCGAGGCGGTGCGGCAGCGTCAGATGGCGGCGGACCATATCCGCCCACACCAACACGTGTTCGCGCGTGTAGGTCGCGCGACCGCCGGGCTGATTCCACCACCACGTTTGAACCGACAGCATCAGCCCTGAGCCTTCAATTCAACCATGCGAGCATTCATCCGTTTTCCGAAGTCGAACGCCGCGCCGGCCAACAATTGCAACTGCGACCGCTGCGGCTCCGGCAGCGTCTCGGCGATGCGCCAGATCTCGCGCTGCGTTTCGCAGATCGTGAGCCGGCGAGATTGATGCTCGGGGTTGATGTGATACTTCCGCGCGCCGCGCACCGCGTCGAGCGCGGCAAGGAACGTCATGCCGGCTGGGACCGGCCCCAGGTTCGTGATTCCCTCTTCGCCAGACATCAGCCTGCGAGAGCCTTATCGATCTCAGCCTGCAACCGTTTCGCGCCCCAGCGGCGATCGACGGCGATATTTAGCGCCTCGGCATCGGCGCGCAGTTTGTCGATATCCTCGCCACGTTCTGCGGCCGGCAGCGAGCCGCCGGCCGCGCCATCACCGTCGTGATCGAGAGGACTGGTGGCAAACGTCGGCGTCGGCGCCGACTGCTGAATCTGCGCCAAGATGCCGGTTGGCGGCGGCGCGATCTTCGAAGGCTCGCGGACCACGCGCGCCTTTTTGATGTGGGTGAGAATGCGGGCATCGTTCGGGCGGGCAACGAACACGTCGCCCGGCTTCAACATCCGCGTCGCGTACCGCAGCGGCTTGATGGCGATCAATTTCGGCATTTTCCCTCCGAATGAGAAAGCGAGCGGCCGTAGCCGCCCGCTGTTTTCAGGATCGTCGATTACGACGCCGGCGCGAGCGCGCCGTAATCGGCGTCGCCGATATAGGCAACCGCCGACGCGCGGCGCTTGGCGAAGTTCAGCGGCCGGACCACCTTGATGGCCACGGAATCCGTCTGATACATCGACACCAGACTGGTGTTGGCGACCGGCGTATCCGACGCGCCGTCCGGCGCACCATCCATCTGGATCGACGCCTCGGTCGACATCGACACTTCGACGCCGCGGGCGCCAATCTTGTAGATGTCCGACGGCTTCAGCAGGATCAGATTGCCGGCTCCGACGTTGCCACCGGCAACCAGCGGATCGCCCAACAGCGAACCGCCGTTCGCCGACAGGCCAGGGAACGCCCAATTGCCGAGCGTGTTCTGCATCAGGCCGAGAGCCTTCGACAGGGACTGCGTGGTGACAAACTGGAGCCCATCGGCGTTGTTCGCCGCGATGAACGGTGCGTACAGCGCCTTCACGTCGGCGATAACACCCTCGATGTCGCTGCCGGCACTCGAACCAGCCGACACACCATTGAGAATGCCGGCCGGCGATACGCCGGCGGACTCCGCAGCGGTGCTCAGGAAGGTTTGATCGACCTTCTGAGCCGATGCATTCACGAGTGCATCGCGAACCAGCAGTTCGGCCGACGGCTGCGAATCCCGGAGCAGCTCCTTCGAGACAACCGCGAGAGCGGCCACCTTCAGGTTGCGGAGATTCACATCCATGAAGTCGGCCTTGCTGACCGGGATCGACTTGGATTCGCCGACCCAGTAGCCCGTCGCGGCGCCATCCTGACCGGCGATGTTGACATTCGCCGGCACCTCGCGGAGCGGCAGTTTGTCGAACACCGTGCGGCTGTACAAGAAGTCGATGAAGTCGCCGGTATATCGATCGAGATGGACCAGTTCCGCACCCCATTCACCGGAGCCCGTACCACCGCCTGCCACCGCAGCCTTGATGGTCTCGACGAGCTGCGGGTTGGTCTTGCCCCAGCGCATATGCGCGATGCCGACGGCCGACACGTCGTCGATGCGCGCCAAGGTCTTGGCGATCACCAGGCGGGTGTAGTTCTGGCCGGGGAACGCCTCGTCCTTGTCGCCCTTCTGGATGACGATCGGAGCACCCAGCCGAGATTCGGTCCCGGACTTCGAGGTCGAGCCATCGACCGGACGCGCCGTCGCGGCCTGCGCCTTCTCCATGGCGCGCAGACGCTTCAGGTGATCGTCGATCTCCTGCACGTCGGCAGCGTTGCCGTCGAAGGTTTCCTTCTGTGCGGCGTCGAGCGTGGTACCCTCTTCCGCGGCCTTGTTCATGATGTCTTCGTTGGCGGCAACGAGTGAAGCGCGCTTCTGTTCGAAGGCCGCAATCTGTTCGGAAATCTTGCTCATCGGGCTGTCCTTTTGATTGAGCGAATGACGTATGGTTCAGCCCGGACGCGGGCGGGATCACCCAGCCTCACCACGCGAACGCTCTTGCCAGACGCGGCTACGGTCGCAGGGTTTGCTGGAATTTCGGGTTCAGGGACGCCGGCAGCAGCACGGAGTCCCTTGTCGATGGATTTGACGGCGGAGATGACGGCTTCGGCGTTCGCGGGAATCGTCACCGCGCTCAGTTCGAAGACCTCGATCTCCTGAAAATGGATGCCGCCGTTTTCCATGAAGCTGTATTCAAGCGGGCGAAAACCGATGCTGACCGCGCGGACCAGGCCGAGCTTGATGGACTGCCACGCCTCCTCGATGCGATCGCGGAGCGCACCTTCCTCTGCCACCACCGGCAATTCGGCGGTGAACGGGACACCGTCCTTCGTCGGCTTTCCGAACTTTACCGTGCCGATCGGCTTGTCGTGCATGTGCTGCCACAACAACGCCAGAGGATTCGTGAACTTCACGCCCAAGGGCTCGACGATATCGCCAACGCGATCCGGCGCCGGCGTCGTCGCCATGCCACTGATCACGCGCTTGCCGTCCTCCACCGATTTCACTGCGAGGATGGAATATGCTCGGTTCATTCTGGAATCCTCAGACGAACATCATCTGATAAGAGGCCTCACGTTTGGCCTCCGGGTTTCGGCTCATCAGCATCACTGCGTTGAATGCCGCGACGAGCGGGTCGATTTTCGCGCGGCCGCTACTCTGCTTCGTGATCAGCACGGCGCCGCCGCGAACTTCGGTCTTGGCGTTGCCGACGCACCAATTCATCAGCTTTGAG